GGGACGCGCCTCCAGTTACACCCTGCCCGGGTGGTGAAATCGGTAGACACAAGGGATTTAAAATCCCTCGGCTGTAAGGCTGTGCGGGTTCAAGTCCCGCCCCGGGCACCATATCGAATTACTAATAAAATCAATGATAAGCAGTGTCGTATGACCGCCCCTCAGAGGCGGTTTTTTTGCGCCTGAATTCCTCTTCCTAATATCCATTCCTAGTATTATTTCCCTTTCACCTGTCCGCCAACTACAGGAACCACCACTATTTTCCTGTCATAGGCCGCAGTTTGCTCCACGTTTTTATGCCCCGTAATGGCTCTCTTTTCGTACAAATCTCCCTCCAGATCAGACACACCCTTGGCCTTCAAATCATGAAATGTGAAATCAAAAAGAAGCTCAGGGAATTTAAGCTTTGCCGCCTCACGCGCAGCACTCCAGCGACTGTTAAACCCGTCCCGCGTGTAGCCAGAACCATTAGGCTGGTGGATGATGAAAATACTGCTCATGCCCGGCTTGAGGGGTAGTTCAGCTGCCATCTTTATGGCTGCAGCAAACCTTGGTGACCATGCTTTGATCTGAGCAACACTGGTTTTACTCTGTTTGATCAGTATTCCCTCATCCATGATCTGGCTCTTTTTCATTGCGAGAATATCACCCTGACGCGAGCAGGTGAGGTAGGCTAATTCCATAGCGATCTTCACCACATCAGGCGCGCATGAATAGAGGGCTTGGTACTCCACATCGGTCACATATCGATCCCTGGACTCCTCCTTGAACTTCTTAACACCCTTGGTGGGATTACCTTTGACCATGCCACGCTCATAGCCCCAGCGGTACATGCGGGACATAAACGCCTTTTCACGATTGGCCTGCACCCGACTTTTTAACCCACGTTTGTCCATGTACTTTCTGACGTGCTCAGGCCGGATTGCATCAGAGGGCATGGCACCAAAAACAGCTAAAACATTTTTTGAATATTTCAGGTAATCCCGCTGCGTTTCACGTGCAAGCTCGAAGAAATCAGCCGATTTAAAGAAACGCTCAGCCAGTGACGCCAGCAACCTGTCATCAGGTATCTCATTTATCAGCGCTTCATATGCCGCCCATACAGAAGACTGGGCCGCATCCAGCGCACAGAGGCGTATAGCACCACCGTTTTTTGGATGGAACTCATAGGCTGACTTACCGCGATAAACGCGTGGCGGCATCCAGGCATCTGCAGCGTTTTTGCGAACGCGTGCCATTAATCCAATGCTCCAAAGTTGGGTTCATGTTGATTAGTTTCTGGGGCTTTTCTTGATGAAATAGGATCGTTGAAGTGCTGCCATGTAGTTCTGGGGCGGCCATCACGGCGGACCACGAAAAATATACCAGCCTGTTTCAGGCACTGGCATTGTTTTGAGGGGATTTTATAGCCGGTTATTTTTTCGATATCGGCATCAGAAATTATCACGTTATCAATATCAGACATCTCTTTCTCTCCACACATACCCGCTGCAACAGGTCTGCTAATCCGTGACAGGTCACGGCGTATCAATTTTAGTTTCTGTTTCTTACTTGCTGAATGGTGTGCACGATGTCGGCCATTAAGCTCAAAAGGCATTTACGTATAATCACTAAGCCACACCGATTAGCGTAGGGCCATCACTGCTCCCATCAACCCCATGAAAAACTTTTGCGTGCTTGCCTTCTTGATATCCCAGATATTTAGCATGAGAGGGTCGGTCAGCATCTTTCCTGTTGCGGAACTTGGCCTCCCCAACACCCTCATCTCGCAACTTCTCCGCGTAGGCGCTCATTTTAGCTTCCTGCTCTTTGTCGATAACCAGCTCTTTCACCGCGTGATATGCACCAGAGGCCCAGCCCTCACAAAACTGATCAGCCAATGCCACTTTACGTTTTGGGACAAGCCAGCTCTCGCAGTGGCCATTGATGAAATTTTTTCTAGCCTGCTTAATCAGGCGTGTCAGAACGTCAAAGATGTATGCAGCTGCAACATCACGGTTATCCAACCCGTAAAAACTAACGACGCGTTTGTAGCGGTAGCCAGAGGTTGCTCTCCAACCCACAAGGCATTTCACAGCGAAGGCTTTTTCGATGGTTTGAGTCAGGAAGATCATGTAAAGGGGCAGCTTTTCAGCATCACTCGGAGAGCTTTTGCTATCGCTGGTGCTGATTTCAGAGAACACGACTTCTGATTCACTCAGGCCATGCTCCCGCATGAATGCCTGCGCTTTTAACATGGCACTGGCAGCTTCTGCAGGGCTGCTGGTGTTCTCTGCCAGGCGCATCAGTTTCTGGATTTTGGAGAGGTATTTCTTTTTGGCCTCAGCATCCATCATTCATCTCCCTTTACAGGGCGGGAACATACTGGGGAATAGGGCGGTGTCAGTGTGGTGCGCACAGTGCGTTTGAGATTGAGCTGTGAAATTAACCGCGTTGTGTAATCGCCAGGAGTGTTACAGATGATGCGTGGTTGGGGGTGTTCGTCATAAAGTTCTGCAATCAGATCATCAATAAGCTGATTCATAATCCTTTCCTCGATTGTGGCTGGTGGGCTACTGCAACAGCCCACCGCCGATCTCCACACTAAAAATTTTTTAAGAGAGACTTTCCACGAACTCAGCAAAGCTGAGCGCCTCTTCGCCTTCTTTCAGGCCATTGAAATATTCTTCGTATGCTTCATCCATCTCGTTTACCTCTGTGAGTTAAGTTAAAGCGAATGTTCGCATTTACGGACTTATTGGTCAATGGTTTTTGTTCGCATATACGAACGCAAGCGGGTGGGGCCGTCAGTGCGGCCATTATTGAGGTATTGAATAGAAGGGGTTAAGGAAGTTTCGTTTGAACTGACACACCAGTAGCGATGATTTGAGTGAGAGACTCTAACTCAATTGTCTTATATCCAGAGTTTACCGGGGCAAGGTATGCGCTAGGACCGTCTATAACTAACTTTTTGATGACAGCTGCATTACCGATCTTAGCCAGAACAATTTGGCCTGATTTGGGCGATTTATCAGGATCAAAAATGACAATAGCACCCTCCGGAATGAGGCCGTTCATTGAGTCATTATCCATTACTACAGAGAACGCATGGGGGGATACGTCATCAGTAACGGTAGTCCATTCTGAAAATTCGGGATTGTTTTTCATCACATTTCTCCAGTCCCCCGCCTGCGCCAGAGAGACTAGCGGCACCTTCTGGAGTGGCCTTTGATCCACCTCACTGTGAATACTTCTTTGTGAGTGATTACCTCCATTTATTAACCAAGCCTCTGTTACGTTTAAAATCTTTGATAATTTGGGAATGTGCGTCGCGGAAGGGTTATTGTTTCCATTTACCCACTGGCTCACAGTGCTTTTAGATGCTCCAGTTCCTGCCACTATATCCCTGCTTCTCAGGTTAAGTTCCTGCATTCTGCTAACTATGCGCTCACTCATCGTCTGATGATATTTACTGTTCATTGCTGTTCGCTTTGTTGAACTTTGGTTGTTTGAATTATTGACCAAAGCGCGTCCTTGTGGGTAAACTCGCATTGTTCGCTTTTACGGATGAGATGATTATGAAAAAGGCAGAGGTTTTAAATTACTACGGTGGAGTTACTGCAACAGCGCGATTTTTGAACATCGCAAAATCCAGCGTTAGCGGATGGCCGGATCCTATCCCCTGGAAATATGCACTTTTGATCGCCGAGATTACGAATGAACTCAGCTTTAGCAAAAGTGATTATCCGCAATTAGCGCCCTTATATGAACCACAGCTGGAGGCATTGCGCCGTGGGTAATGAACCTAAATGGAAGGCTGAGCGCCAGCCAACATGGATGATTAAAGCGATCCGCAAAACTGTCGCCGGTCTGGCTGGTGGGTACGCTGAGGCCGCTGAAATTTTGGATGTGACTGAGAATGCCATTTTCAATCGGCTTCGTGCTGGTGGCGATCAGTTGTTCCCGATTGGCTGGTCATTGCTGTTACAGCACGCAGCTGGCAGTCATCACATTGCAACCGCCATAGCCAAAACATCTGGCGGCGTATTCGTGCCATTACCGGATGTTGAGTTGGTGGATTACGGCGATATCAATCAGCGACTGCTGGAGGCTATTGAGCAGATCACCCGTTATTCACAACAGGTCAGGGCAGCTATTGAGGATGGATTGGTTGAACCGCACGAACGCGAAGTGATTGACGAGGAACTACACCGTGCCATTACGAAATTACAGGAGCATACAACGCTGGTTTACAAAGTTTTCTGTACTCCAGAAAAGTGAAAGCGCCGGGTTGCAGCCCAGCGCCTTCGGCGACTACATCAATTTGTGTGGAGAAATAATCGCGTGAACAATTTAAACAGATCCCGGAATTATCCGCAATTCCGCTGCCTGCCAATGACAGGTGGGCGCAGCCAGCAGCCATTTCGTTATTTACTCAATCTACCTAATGGTCATCACGCAGTTAACCACAGTTTCGTCGAGTGGGCTGTGGGTGAGCATCTTCAGAAATTACGCAAATCAGGGGGCTAAATGCCCCAGCTTTCAGACGAGATTATTCAGCCGTGGGTTGCGCGCTATGCCGACCCACGTGGTGTGATTGTTGAAACCATTGGCGTTGATGTAGCGAATAACAGGGTGCTGTTCAGGCGTCCAGGCTATCCGCACGTCTGCGTCCAGCCCCGCAATCTGTGGGGCCAGAAGTTCAGGAGAGTTGGATGAGCGTGAAATTGTCTGCATACGTCTGGGACGGTTGCGCGGCGTCAGGTATGAAAATCACCAGCGTGGCCATCATGGCGCGCCTGGCTGATTTCTCCAGTGACGAGGGAATTTGCTGGCCTTCAATAGCCACAATCGCCCGGCAGATAGGCGCTGGTCTCAGTACTGTACGCACCTCAATACGTAAGCTTGAGGCCGATGGCTGGCTAACCAGTACCGCACGGCGTAAGGGGAATCGTAACACGTCGAACATGTACCAGCTGAACGTCAGGAAGCTGCGAGAGGCTGCTGCTGCTCACCAGCCAGAATCTGATGCGTCAGAATCTGCCCCGTCAAAATCTGATGCACCAAATTTTGATGCGTCAAATTTTCACCCGTCAAAATCCGGCCAGAAAACGGGTTTTCACCCCCCAGAATCTGGCGACGATCCGTCAGTTAGATCAAAACATGATCCATTAGATAAAAACCTCTCTTGTCCGGACGCTTCGCGACCAGACGACTCGCCTGTGGATAACCCCGATCAATTCCTGGCTCGCTTTCCCGACGCGGTGGTTTACAGCGAGAAGAAACGCCTGTGGGGCAGCCATGAGGACTTGAAGTGCGCGGAATGGATATGGGGGCAGATTACTCAACTCTACGAGAAGGCGGCAGAGGCTGACGGCGAACTGGCAAGGCCCAAAGAGCCGAACTGGGCTGCGTGGGCGAATGACGTGCGCCTTATGTGTTCGCAGGACCAGCGCACCCACCGCCAAATCTGCCAGCTGTTCAGACGCGTTCAGGGTGATCCGTTCTGGTGCCGCAACATCCTCAGCCCTGCAAAACTCCGCGAAAAATGGGATGAGCTGGTTGTAAGGCTCGGTCCGGTTCAGCGGTCAGTCACAGACATTTCACCAGTCGATTACGCCACCCCAGAAGGGTTTCGCGGTTATTAAGGGATTTCAAAAATGACTACGCTATCGAAAATTTACGACAACAAATCTAAAACTGAAACGAACATCACTACCCGCAAAACCTACCTGCTGGGTGTTGATGAACTCTATGTCGAGATTGGTTACAACATCCGGGAAATCGATCAGACCCATGTCGAGGAATTCCGCGATGCCTACATCGCTGGTGAGCATGTGCCTCCGCTCGCTGTGCAGGTAACTGAGCAGGGCATTAAAATCATCGATGGCCATCACCGTTACTACGGGGCCAAATTGGCACAGGAGGCGGGTTATGAAATCCGTCTGGAATGCAAAGATTTCGTGGGCAGTGAGGCTGACCGCATCGCCTTCATGGTCACATCCAGTCAGGGGCGCGCACTGGAACCACTGGAGCGAGCAGCTGCATATCAGCGCCTGATTAATCAGGGCTGGGAACAGGCTCAGATTGCCAAAAAAGTTAAGCGCTCGATCACTGACGTTGAAAACCACCTGTCGCTGCTGACGTCTGGTGATGAGCTGATCGCACTGGTTAAAAACAAAGAGGTCGCCGCCACTACCGCCGTCGCGCTGGTTCGTGAACATGGTGCGTCAGCAGGCAGAGTGGCAAAAACGGAACTGGAAAAGGTCAAAGCAGCGGGCAAGAAAAAACTGACCAAAGCCGCAGCCATGACGCAATTCAGTGCTAAACAGTCTCGCCAGCTGGTAGAGCTGTTAGCCAAACATTGCCAAGCAGAGCAGGATGAGGAGGGCGCACGCGTTACTCTGACGCTTGAGACTGACCTGCAGGTGGCTGTGTTGATGGATATTATTCAGGCCGCCAGAGAGCATTACGACGTCACAGCGTCCGTCAGTGAACAACCGGCACCGGCTGAGCCAGAGAACGACGAGGGCGATGACCTGCCGCTGCTAAAACATGAAATTCTGGAGCATAGCGGCGTCGAGGTCTGGGCTTGTATTCAGGCTGCGTTCAAAATCAAATCCCAATACACCTACGCTCAGTCCAAATATGCTCACACATGGGCGGCAGACTCAGTTGAGCACCCTCAGCACGTAGTTGTCTCAGAGGAAACCATTCAGTCAGCCCTGCGATTCATCCAGCAGCACCAGGACGACCAGGCGATCAAGCAGTGGTTATCTGAGCAGCATGATGATCCGGAGCTGGTGGCGGAGCAATTGCAGCGGTTTACTGCGGTACTATCGGAAATGCGTCACGATAATCCCTGTACCGTTCAGGAGTTCATTGCGCTTGTGGAGCAGACTAACCGCGATTGCTGGTCAAACATTCGCATGTTACGTCAGGCCGTTCGCGAGATTGCCGGTCAGCTGTAAATTCCGAGTACGGGGGATTCCAGGTGAAAAAATACCTGTATTCTCAGCTTGCCTACACTTACGCGATTCTGGTGTTGCTGGCTGATTTTCTCATTGCAATAGACTTTAAACTCAAAAATCTAGTTGGATGAGGAGCTGGAAGGACATTTACCTTTACTGTTAAATTAAACGCTAGTGTTAATTATCATCAGGTGGGCATAGCTAAAAATGCTGAGCTATCTATGACTAAAAATGAAAGAAATTAAAAAAATGTGTTGATTGAAAGTTAAATCCTTTCAATCAGTGCTAAATTCACACCGAGCAGGTTGATTTTTAAGCAGGTTAGTGAAAATATAAATGTCTAGATTTCAGTACAGAAAGTATAAAACTATTTGAATAACTCATTTTCTACGCTATGCAAGCGGGAAGGCTTAAAGTAAAGCATTGAGTCAGCAGCACTGGATTGTTAGAGGCTTTCATTTTTAAAAACTTAAGGAATAGGCACATGCTGGAATTTCGAGTAATTGATAAGAGCGGATATGTTCCAACAGTCGAATCAAATAAAGTCTTTTTGCGGGAAGATAATTGGAATGATTATTCCTTTGTTACTATGTTCTATATGATTATATTCGATGAGCATGGGGTGAGATTTGATATTGGCAATGTTAAAATTGGATTTAAAGGTCAGACTGATGATGTGAGTACGCGATCAATAATAGATAAGTCTTTTGAAAGCTTGTCAGAATTTTATTTCTCTCTAGGTGAAGATGTTGAATATTACAAGAAACTGAGTAAGTTGAGCAAAAATTTCAGAGATACAGTTCTGAAATCATTACAAGACATTGTGTTGAATTCACATCGATTAGCTGAAATTGAAAACGAAAGTGTTCTAAATATTTCGCTATTACGAAATATTACACTTACAGAGATCTACGGCCAATTTAATCGCGTTTTAGAGGGGCGACCAGAACTATCAAACTTTAGCTTTACATTTTATAGGAAAAACGCTCAAGGTTTTAGCGATTTGATAATACCATTTAATAAAGTGGTTAATTCTAAACCAAGTACAAATATTCATGCTTTTATAGGCCGAAATGGGTGCGGTAAAACTACTATTTTAAACGGGATGATAGAGGCCATAACAAATCTAGGCAATAATGAATATTATTTCACAAATAATCTTTCCTTTGTAGAACAAAAGATATCTAAGACCTATTTTAGATCACTTGTTTCAGTATCATTTAGTGCTTTTGACCCTTTCTCACCGCCAGTTGAGCAACCTGATCCAGCTCAAGGTACGCAATATTTTTATATAGGTCTAAAAAGTGCAGTTGATAATAATTTAAAATCGCTTGCTAACCTTCGTCTCGAGTTTACATTAGCGTTTATTAATTGCATGATGACAACTCATAAAAAAGATCTATGGATAAAAGCTATTGATAGGTTGAGTAGTGATAAAAACTTTTTAAATATGGAGCTGATTACTTTAATAGATAGATATGAAGAACAAAAAGTTGCATTAAGCAATTTGCAAGTAGATGATGATGAATTCATTAAAGATTTTCATGATCGTATTCAAAAATACCTTTCAAGAATGAGTTCGGGTCATGCCATAGTTTTATTCACTGTTACAAGATTAGTGGACACCGTTGGAGAAAAAACATTAGTTCTCATCGATGAACCCGAGGTTCATCTACATCCACCGCTGTTATCAGCTTTCCTGCGGACATTAAGTGAGTTGCTTGATGAACGTAATGGTGTTGCCATAATTGCCACGCATTCCCCGGTGGTCCTTCAAGAAGTCCCAAGGTCCTGTGTATGGAAGGTATTGCGCTCAAGAGAAGCAATAAATATATTTAGGCCTGATATTGAAACATTTGGTGAGAATTTGGGTGTTTTAACACGAGAAGTATTTATGCTTGAGGTTACAAGTTCCGGTTATCACTATTTACTTAAAGAATCCGTTGATAAGGGAATGACTTATGAAGATATTCTGAAGAGTTATGACGGACAGATTGGTCTTGAAGGAAGAACTGTTTTAAAAGCAATGGTTATGAACCGGGATGCAGGTATTAACTAATGAAAAACATACCTCGCCCTTCGAGAACTTATACGGACATGTTAAATAAATGTGCTTCAGGAATGTTGCAAGTAAATGTTAAGGAGAATTTTCTACTTCATGTTCCTCTTTTTTTAGAAAAAGAGAGCCAATATGAAACGCTAAGCTCTCTTGGGCGTTTATTTACTTACGCCAAAACTATGCCATTGAATGATGCCACACAAGTAATCGGCAATTTGACTAAATCCAAACTTGAAAATCTTTATGCGAACAATTTGCGCAATAAAGATAAACCAGCCAGGGACTACTATGACAAATTATTGGTCTCATCTGGTGAGCTATGCCCATTTTGTGGAGATATTGGTTATACTAGGAATCTTGATCATTTTTTACCTGTAGCTCATTTCCCAGAGTTTTCGGTTATGCCTTTAAACTTAGTTCCATCTTGTAGGGATTGTAATATGGGTGAGAAAGGTGAGGCTTTCGCAACAACTGAAGCAGGACAGGCTATTCATCCTTATATTGATAAGGATGTTTTTTTTAATGAGCAGTGGGTTTTTGCTGAATACACTTCGGAAGATGCAGGAGCAATAAGTTTTTATGTTAAGTGTCCTGATGCTTGGATTGGAGTAGATAAAATTAGAGCTGATTATCACTTTAGAATGTTAAATATTGGTAATCGCTATCGCCTAGAAGCCGGGAAACACCTAAGCGATGTTATCCTTCAGAGGGACGCTTTTATTAACACTTTTCGCACACTCGTTCCTGCTACCACAGCTGAGCAAATAAAAATAGCATTTATCAATGTTATCCTACAGCCCATAATTGACAATGATACTTTCCCTAATCAATGGAAGAGAGTTATGTATCAATGCTTAGCTAACTCTGAAGATTTTTTTCTATGATGATAGTGCCAGTATTTAAAGGTTGAATTCAACCTTAGATGCTTATAGTAAGGAGCTTTATGAGAGCGCTACTCACACCAGAGGTGGCACCGCGCACAGGGATTGTTCTATTTAAACCGGGGGCGGATTTGCTGAGACTATTTCAGGGCCGTGTAGTGATCAGCACACCCACGATAGACCTGTCAGACAAGCCTTCAGGGCTGCTAAACGACAGCACACAGCCGCTACTGGACGAACCATCACTCGCGGCGTTCTTCATCCATGAACGCGTAATAGCTGCTGCTGGTGGGCCTTATGCGCTGGCGTCATATGTTCAGTCGCTCGGTTACTGTCAGTGGGAGCAACTGGGCACCTGGCATTACCACGAATTCACGATGGCAGAGACTGAGAGCGGTCTGGTGTCGCTATGCTGCAGTCATGATACTGAGTTCATGAAAAACGGCATGCCGGGCCGCATGGATGCCATTGCGAAACGGAATGCCGCGCTGTGGATCATCAGCGTCGCATGCAATCAGATGGCGCTAAGTGGCGATCATCTGCTCACACTGCCGGAATTATGCTGGTGGGCAACATTGAATGACGTTGTTGATTTGATTCCAGAGGCACCGGCACGGCGCGTTCTGCGCATGCCAAAAGATGCCATCACCCAAGGCGAGCTTAAAGAGTCTCTGATCGCACCCCTGCGCCCAGCCACGGAAATCATTCAGGAGGCCGCGCAGGACGTTAAAAAAATCATCACGCTGGCAGCTGACCCTGAGTCGCCAGAGTCATTCATGCTGCGGCCTAAACGCCGCCGTTGGGAAAGCGCTAAATATACGCGATGGGTGAAGTCGCAGAATTGCGGCTGCTGCAATCAGCAGGCTGACGACCCTCATCACATCATTGGGTATGGGCAGGGGGGAATGGGTACGAAATCCCACGATTTATTTGTGATACCGCTTTGCAGAGCGCATCACGATGAGTTGCACAGGGATGTAAGGGCTTTTGAAGAGAAGTACGGCAGCCAGATTGTGCTGCTGTTTCGGTTCCTCGATTACGCAATAGCGGTCGGCGTTATAGGTTCAGTAAAAAAATAATGTGTGGAGATGGATATGCGTGACATGTCACAGGTTTTGGATTTATGGGGTGCTTGGGCAGCCAGCGATAATAGTGGCGTTGACTGGCAACCTATCGCTGCTGGATTCAAAGGGCTTATACCTCATGGTAAGAATTCCAGATTAAAGTGTTGTGACGATGACGGCCTAATTATAGATGCGTGCGTGGCTCAGTTAAAAAAACACAAACCAGAAGAGCATCAATTATTAATTGCTCATTATGTAATAGGCGTATCTTTGCGTAGTATTTCCAGAAAGAGAAAATGTTCAGATGGAACCGTACGAAAGGAACTTCAGACAGCCCAGGGATTTATAGGTGGTTGCCTGGCAATGTTAAATATAAAATTAAGCATGGATTAAAAAAAGGCCCAAACGGGCCTTTTTTAAGCTTTCCTTTTGGAGTTAGAGCGAAATCTTGTCTGTGTAAGTTCTGATTTGAAATAATCCTCATCAAGAAAATCAAGTAACTCTTTAACTTCTTTTTTTGATATAGGCATTACTATTTTCAATGAAGGCCCTGAACCTGATGTGTTTAAGGTAAAGCTCAAAGCACTTGCAGCATCAATAATTTTCTGGACAGGAATATTCTGTATTATGCCGCTTTTGTTAATTAGCGCGACTTTTTTACGGATAACGTTATCCGCAATATTGGTAAAGCTAAATCCTTGAGGGATGTCAAATGCAGTCTGATTCTTAAAGTTTGTTAAGTCATTATCAGTAGCTAGTGCAAAGTATTGATTCATATCAAACATACTACGAAGGTTTGTGAAGTTTCGGAATTTTATTTCTTTATCTTCCAGCACCGCTACTAATTTATCATCTAAGTTGAATCCCAAAGCATCGGCCATACTAAAAACATTAGACTGAAGCCATAAGTACTTAGATGCAGCAAGAATTTGACGTTTGCTGAAGCTTTGGATGGCTATTTTTAATGGAGGTGATGGGTAGTCAGGGGCCATGAATAGCGCTGAAATATTATCTAATCCAACCTGTTTAGTCCATGGAGGCATAGCAGTACTACGGTTTACTGCATCAATTAAGTCCAATCCCTCTAAGAAGTTTGCAATTTTATGGCATTCATTTGAGCTGGTGCTATACCCTGCTTCATATGGAAGCACCACTGAATAATCTCTCTCAAATTCATTCAATTGATTCCTGAATGAATTGGTTATTTCTATGTCGGTTTTAGCATCAGTATCGATTCTGTAAACTCTCACTGCTGATGACTTATTCATTAATGCAAAAAGCGCCATGTTATGTCCTTATCACGTGTATGTATGTGTAGTCGGTAAGTTGAATTACTTCGAGGTTCACTCCCTGGGCGTCAGTTATAACTTTTTTCGAAATTAGAACAAAGCCAACTCCAGTGTCATCTTCGGCTTCATAAAACTTATAACCAAGAATCGATAGTAGTGGGTTGAAATTATAATTTTCAGAGAAGCTTACGTAAATTATTAAGGAAGCATAAAAGAAAGCAGCATATTGCCATTTCTCAGCTATTGAATCTGTACCCAGTAAAGGGAAAAGATAACTAAGAAAATAGTTTGTTACCTCCTTGTTCGCTGGTGATACAGAATTTATTCTTTTATAAAGAGGGGTTATGTTTTTAATTCCATAGTTAAGAAAGAAAAAAAGTAAAATAAAACTTACTATGAAAATAGTCAGGGAAGACCACATGAGCCAAGAAGAGCATTCCATATAGCCTATGAAAAAAAGTGTTATCCCAACTGGCGCGATTGAGCTGGCAGTTAACATTATTCTGGCTAATTTGTTCATAGGTCATCCCTTGCTGGAACTGTATGGGCATACAGTATACCAGATACCTCCTTTTTGATTCTTTTTTCTTACTCTGATCTAAGACGAAAGTCATCAAAAATCGTTAACGCGTACGCAAAAAGTGCTGTAACGTGATAAGAGTGGTTACTATGCAGCGCTTCTTATCATCGTGGATTCTGTTCTGCACGTGAATGTCTAAACGCCCAAGGTTTAAACTGCCTTGAGGCGTTTTTTTGTTATAGGAATCAGTACTGAGCGATTTTTAAGTGAACCATTTTAAATGTATGCCTGTCATTGATCTGTTCAATGATGATTGTTTACGCGTCTTGAAAACCATGGCAGACGATTCAGTTGACCTGATTGTTACTGACCCGCCGTATTTCAAAGTAAAACCGCTTGGTTGGGATAATCAGTGGAAAGGGGATGAAGACTATTTGAGGTGGCTGGATTGCTGCCTGGCGGAGTTCTGGCGAGTGCTGAAACCCAATGGCAGCATTTACCTGTTCTCAGGTCATCGACTCGCGTCTGATATTGAAATCATGATGCGTGACCGCTTCAACATTATTAACCACATCATCTGGGCTAAGCCTGATGGACGCTGGAAGGGCTGCAACAAAGAAAGCCTGAGATCGTACTTCCCCTCAACCGAAAGGATACTATTTGCAGAGCATTATCAGGGGCCATACAAACCAGACGCCTACTCTCGGAAATGCGATGAGTTGAAACGGCAAGTGCTGAGACCTCTGATTGATTATTTCCGTGATGCCCGGTCAGAACTAGGTATAACAGCTGCCCAGATTGTTGCGGCTACGGGCAAGAACAACATGGTGTCGCACTGGTTTGGCGGTAGTCAGTGGCAGCTGCCCAGCGAGGCTGATTACCGGAAGCTGCAGGCGCTGTTTACTGAGATAGCCATTTCGCGCCATCAGTCAGGAACATTAGCCACACCGCACCACCAGCTGGTGGACTCGTATCACTCACTGAACCGTAAATATCTGGAGCTGCAGGAGGAGTACAAATCCCTGCGCAGATATTTCGGCGTTTCAGTCACGGTTCCCTATACAGACGTATGGACACATAAGCCGGTTCAGTTTTACCCCGGCAAGCACCCATGCGAAAAACCCGCTGACATGCTGGAGCAGATTATCAACGCCAGCAGTAGGCCGGGTGATGTAGTCGCTGATTTTTTCATGGGGTCAGGGTCAACGATAAAGGCGGCCATAAAGCTGGGTCGCTCTGCGATTGGTGTAGAGCTGGAAGAGGAACGATTCCGGCAGACGGTAAGCGAACTGAAACAGCTAATCGAGTAATTCAGAATTTATTAATCATTAAGAGGGACCGCTAATGGCTGAGCCATTAAGTACCGGCGCAACGGCAGCAGGCTACGTTGCTGGCTGGGGCATTGTCACGTCTGCGTTGGTGGGTTTTATCACCTCTGTAGATTACTCAACCGCGTTCGGCGCATTTGCCGGGTCGATGTGTTTTATCGTCACCGCCAGCGACCTGACGCGGCGACAGATATTCGGCTATTTCCTGTTTGGCTATGCAGCTGGCGTATTTGGGGCGGGTTTTGTCGCTGACAAAATAGAGGACTATCTGGACTACCGCGAAAAACCACTGGACGCACTGGCAGCTGTAATCATTTCAGCTGCGGCGGTACAGGGTTATTTCTGGCTGAAAAATGGAGGCGTCTCAAAACTGCCATTCGTCAAAAAATGGCTGGGAGAAAAATCATGATCAGTAACGATCTCCTGACGGTAATTGATGTAGCCCTTTGCGCGGCTATCGCGTTGCGGCTGATGGTATTCAGTAAAGCCGGGCGGACTCATAAACCCGGTATTTCATGGATAGCAGCGGGCCTGATTCTCTTTTACGGGAATTTCGCATTGCTCTGGATATTCGGGCATTACCACACCAGCGGCTGGCCAGTCGTTATTACAAACGCGCTGATTTGTGCGGCAGTATTTGCGGCGCGGGGTAACGTTGCACGCATTGTTTCATACCCACCACGGAGTAAACGCGATGAGTAAAATCATTCAAATTCTCAATTTTGAGGAGGGCTACCGCGAGGCTCCGTATTGGGATACCCGTAATTTTCCAACAGTTGCCGGTGGTATCAGGATTGGCCCTCAAAACGCACCACTCAATCAATATCAATTTACAGTTCCACGCCCTGCTGGTGATGTCTGGAAACAATGCCTTGTAGATGCCAAAACCGCCTCAATGAATCGGCAGTCAGCAATTGTGGCTGCGCTGGCTCAGTGCAACGATGCTCGTCGGGACATCCTCTACAGCATGGCCTATCAGATGGGCGTGGCTGGCCTCGCCGGGTTCACCAACACGCTGGGCATGATTGCCCGGAGTGATTTTGCCGGTGCAGCTGGTGGAATGCTTAATAGCCTGTGGGCACGCCAGACCACTAACCGCGCACATCGTCACGCAGAGGTTATGCGTAGTGGAACCTATGACGCTTACAAAGGTTTGATCTGATGCAGACACTATTAACCGGGCTGGTGGTAGTTCTCGGTTTGGTGCTGGCTGCGTTTGGACTGGGCCGGACCAAAGGTAAAAGCGCAGCTGAAACCAAAGCGGCGGCTGAGCGCGCATCTCTACAGGCTGAGGCGTCGGAAAAACACATTGAGGTGCTTAAAAATGCTGTCGATGTTCAGCAGGATATTACCAGTCAGTCTGATGCTGCTGTCTCTGAACGGCTGCGCCAGAAATGGCGACGTGAGGGTGATTGATACCGGCTGTGAATGGGTACGTCCCATCTATTTCAATGACTACGATATCGACGTGATGAGTGCCCCGACCCAGCGACAAATTCTGACTCACAACGAATCGTGGGAAAAAAATTGTTTTGAGCAAAAGAATTAACAGGTCCGCGCAGGCGGCTATTTCATAGCAAAAGGAATGTGTCATGGGATTTAAACATGAGTTAGGTCAGGTTGTTCAGGTCACTGTCAGTGGAGAAGAAGGCCACGTTAAGGGCCGCGCCGAATATGCTAACAGCTGCAATCAATACTTGATCCATTATTGCGCCGCTGATGGTCGCGCGGTGGATGCGTGGTTTGAAGAGGGTGAGATTTTACCTGCTGAATCTTTAGACGAGTGATTATCACAAGGCACATTTGAGAGTGCGCCTGATGAAGAATCTCTCCGACAAGTGATAACGGTTAGTCTCGCTGTGAACTGTTGCGAAGCTGTGATAATTTTAAACTTCTTTAATAAAAGGAGTTTGAAGATGCCTCAAGAACAGGTATGGGAACAAGCTGCACATGCAATTTTAGGCGCTGCAATTGAGTTGGGCCATGATGTAGATAAAATTGCAGAGAAAGCCAAGCTCATAATGTCCGGGAATGAAGTTTACCGCTTTGTCGGACATGATGATCAGCAAGTAACCCGGACAATTAGCAGCATTGACGAAGTGGCCGAGCAAATAAAAACCACTTTTAAAAACAAACCTTGATGTTAAGAGCCGCCTCCGGGCGGTTTTTTATTGGAGCAACCATTGATTTTAACACCCATTGCCACTGTCATTGGTAGCACCAATATGCCGGGAATATCAGTACCCGGCGCTACTGCCAATTAAATTAAAATGATTCTCATTTGAAAAGGTACTCCCGGCGAGATCGTTTACCGAGGGGGCGGCGACACGCGGAAAACGGCTAGTTTTTTGCATTTTATCGGCATCATCATCATCCCCTTAACCTCCTGATATTTCAGTCGTGAAATTTTTCGCGATGTCGAAACGATTAAATTTTGTTCATCATCATGGATAAAGAATTTAAAAATCTCCGACTCAACATTAATCAGCTTGCTGCGCTCACCGATATGCATCGACAGACGGTCTCCAGCAAGTTAAGCGGTGTCCAGCCTGCACCTGGAAGTAATCCAAAATTAAAACTGTTTTCAGTAATGGATATCCTGAAAGAACTCCTGAGCCGGACAACATCTGAAGAGCTGGTGAACGTTGACAAAATGCTGCCGCCTGATCGAAAAGCATGGTTTCAGTCCGAACGCGAGCGACTCAAGTTTCAGCAGGAAATCGGGGAGTTGATACCAGCCTCAGAGGTAGTCCGGGAATTTTCATCGATGGCTAAAGCGGTGGTTCAGGTGCTCGAAACTTTGCCAGATATTCTGGAGCGTGACTGCGCTATGACACCTGCAGCAGTAGTGCGTGTTCAAAAAGTTATAGATGACCTGCGCGATCAGATAGCCCTGAAAGTTGAAATGGCTGACGCACCGCCAGAGGAGGAATTGCCAGACGAGGAGTAACCATGCATCAGGCCACGGCGGCAG